TTAGTAAAATTTGTTCTATCTCTAAATTTCTTTAGATATAGTGCATTACTTTTTATTGTGGATAATACAGTATTATTTTGGTATGTATAACTTTCAGTTATCAACGAAAAGTCAAAAAGTATGTCGCCGAGATTTTCTATATTTTTATAAGATAATCCAAAACCTAATTCGCTATCTGTTGCTTCTTGTGTATTTTGCACATAAGAAAAAATACTATTACCTGTAAAATCGCTCGACGTATATAATTCTTTATCTGATATACTATTGCCAGTATCGTCAAATAAGTCAAATAGCGGTTGCTGATTTGTAGCAGTTTTATCTTGACCTTGTTTCCAGTCTGTTCCGTCATAATACCAAGATGTACCTTTTTGTAAAGTGCCATTTGTTATTAATAGTGTTTCATTTTCTAAAGGAGTAGTATCAGCTTCTTCAATTAAACTTATTATACGTCCTTTATCTTGAACTGTTATAAAATTAACTTTATATATTTTATTTTTTACTAATATGTCAGTATCAGCAGCAAACAATATACGCATACCTTCTGATATATCTACGCCATCAATATTATATCCTAACGATCCTTCAATAGTACTAAAAACATCCTTTGTAATAGTATCAATTAAATCAATATCATTTTTTGCCTGTGTACCATATTGGTATAATTTTAATCCTGCTTCAAATTCAATAATAGGACGTGTGGCTCTAAAAGTTTGATCAATTACTGCTGGTTGTCCATTGTATTCTGCACTTTTTTCTATTACATCTCTGTGGAACCATCTATTATATCTGCTCCAAGGATTTCTATCTACGCTAGATCTATTAATTACAATATAATCTTTTACTCCAGCAAAACTATTTGCATTTTCAAAAGGCATACGATCAAAACCTTCGGAATCAAATTCAATTTGGATATCGTCTACATATGCAGCAGGAATAGTTAAATTATCTTCATTAATTAATTTAATTTTTTCACCAACGCCTTCAACATACCAAGCGCCTGTTGCATACTGTGTAGGAGATACTTCTCCTACAAACTCAACTTTTAATCCATTTGTAAATTCAACACCATTGGCACTTCTATAAGTTTTCTTTCCAATAATATCATTAATATCAATACTTGTGTTTTCTTCAATATCAAATACTTTTACTAGCCCGCTAGTATTAATGCTAGTTTTACTTGCATAATATAATCTATCAGGTGCTTCGTAAGCAACAGTAAGTTCTATTGTTCCTTCTTCAACATTTACAGGTGGAATTTCATTTCCATCTAAATCAAATGCTTTCATACTTTCAATATATACTGAACTTATACTTTCACCTGCTGATTCTGCTGTAAGTAATCGGTAGGTCCCAGTATTGTCAATTTCTATTTCATACTGAACATCTGCAAAGTTTAGATTAGTGTTAAAACTAAATGGATGTCCTGGAGTATTAATTTCAAAGATATATTTCTGACCTCTAAAAAGTCTAAGATCAGGATTAGGTGTAAAGCCAGGAGGAGAAAACAAATAAACTGTATTATCGTCTTGTTCTTCTGCGGTTACAACATATGTACTTTGTACTGTGTTGTTTTCGCCTGCAACATTAACTGTCTGTGCTCCGTACGGTAACCAATAGTATTCACGGAAATTAACAAACTTATCCCAATCAATATTTGGGTTCCATGAATAGTATTCTTGCGAGTTTAATAAACTTTGATTACTAACGTTACCATTAAAGTTTGATATTTGGTTTATATAATCAGGATAGTCTTTATAAAATTGTACATTGCCTAAATCATCAGTTACAACTGCTGCTGGTTCAAGTTGTCTATTTTGACGTTGCTCACTTACATCATTTATGTAAGTGTCGTTAGCTCTAAAACTTTTAGCAGTCTTTCTTCCATAATACCCTTCAACTTTAGTTGCAACACCTGGTTGTAACATTTGATCAATTGTACTAGAAAGTATTTTTTGATTTGCATTTGTTCTAAAATATTTAGGTAAAAGATCTACACTTTTTCTATTTTCATTAGAATTTAACGGTACTGGACTCTGCGATTGATTTTTATTATAAGCCATTAGTAACTATATCCTCCGTTACTGGAACTACCTGATGAGCTGCTTGATGTATTAGAACTACTTGTTGGTGTAGCTGATGCGCTTGTTATTCCTGTATTTTGGGATAACGACGAACTTGTAATTACGTTACCAGTAGCATTTAATCTAGTAGCAGTAATTTCATCTATTAACTCTACGTCTGCAACTGTTGCTGAGTTTATAAAAATTTCATCTGATTCAGACTTTATTTCAAATAAACTACCAAATGTCTGACTTGATTGTTTCGGAACAATTAACATTGTAACTAAATCTGGAGCAAGCCTACTCATTACATATGTTACTAGTTCTTGGAAATAAAATGTATCGCCAAATTCCCAGTTTTCTAATGCAAAGTATTGATTAATTGCATCAATAACTCGTGTTCTTATATCGTTATCATTTAATACTTGATCTTTATTCTTAACTAATTTGAACGTAGCCTGTAAGTCACTGTTTGCATAGTTTCCAAACAACGGTTTGTATTTTACTGGGTGATAAATTATTTCATCACTAATAGATTTAATTTTGTTTAGTTCTGCACCGTAGCTTCTATACAATTCGTCGGAACTAGGAGGCAATGGTTTAGAGTTTAGTTGACCATCTAGATACAATCTAAATTGTCTATCATACTCTTTAGTTAATAAGAAACTATCAATTAAGTTACTTGCACTTGGATCAATTCTTGCATTAGTATCTGCTACATGCACATACTGGAATTTAATTTCATCTCTACCAACAAATGCTCTGTAATTAGCAGTAAGTCTTAATTCAGGAACACTTGATACTAATGTTTTAAATGTATTTGTTTCATGGAAGTAAAATAACTGACCGTCATCGTACTGACTATAAGCACCTACAGGTCCATCGTATTTTGTAGGACTAACGTCAACTACGTGTACATTAAGATCAGTTTTAGAAATGTATCTAAAATCTTCAGTGCCTGCTTGTGTTCTATATTTTTCTAAAAATACATATGGCGTATCTGCATTTATATCTGGATCAATACAGTACTGCTCAAATAATTCTGGATCATCAATTGTGTCATCATTGTCAGAGTTAGCAAAAGTTACTTCTATTTTAGTACTATCAATGTATCCTTCAGCATCTCTATATTCTTGTAAAGTTTCCCAATCAAATGTTCTTGAAAAATTATTAATGCTGCCTGGTCTAGTATTAATACTTAATACACTAATTTTATCTTTAATAAGTTTACCAGTCTTTGCATCAAATATTTTATCATTATCGTCATACCAAAATCTTATTTCTTTATCGCTTTCAAATACATATCTTAACATTCTATAAGTTACTGTATAAATTTCACCATCAGTTTCAAAAAGAATTATCCAACTTGAGTCAAGATTTTGATTACTTAAATCACCTGTAAATCCTGAAGAAAAGTTATTTCTTTTATTAATATTAGTTTCTTTTATTAGTCGCCACTGTCTAAGATTGCGATCATAACGTAATCCAAAATCATTATAAGCAAATGTTTGATCTATAATTTCAGTCTTTACGTCATCTAATAAACTAGTTGCTAACTTTGGACGCACTTGCGACAACTGTGCTCCTGTTGGTATATCATCACTTAGTGTAATCGCACCAAGATTAGTATCTGTAGATGTAATGCCATCTGATTGTACTTGTATTACTTTGGTCCAAATGTATTCTCTTGATCCTGGGTGATCTGCTAAACCAGACATAATTGTTCCGTCTGCCATAAAGTGTTGCGGGGTGCCGTCTTGTAGTGGCGGTGCTATAAATTTAATTACAGCGCCCGGTTCAACATACCGCAATGAAGTTGCTGTGAATCCGCCAACTTGAAATGTTTGATTATCAATATCATCAAAAAATCCTGTAAATGTATTAACATCACGACTCACACTATTCCAGTATACTCCTAGATCAATAGTATTAACTGTTGATAATTTGTCTAAGTAAAAATGTTTTACTTTTTTATCAGCTAATATTGGCTCAATAGAATTAATAATTACGCCTTCAATATCTGTTTGGGTATCAAATGTAAAATTTGTCTTGCCTGTAATTTCTTGTTTATAAACTATACCGTCATTTCCGTATAAGTTAGTGTTAGAGTATTTTCCAGTAGCATCAATTAAATCAAAATATCTTGATATCCCGCTTGATGTACGGTTAACACTTTTAACTTTTACAATATCTTGGCTTATTCCAAGTGGACCTATGTTATAGTCCTCGCCTGTGATCATTCTATTTTGAGTATAGTATGTCGACGGAGCACTTCTTTTTATACTTTCATTAGTTTCACTAGTTTCACTGTTGCTTACAGTATATTCTAATCCAAGTGTAAGAGTTAATGTATGCACTTTGCCGGCTTTACTTAGATAACTAATATCAATTTCAACACCATTAACAGACTGTGGTGAAATAATCATTTTTCTATTACCACTAGTTCTGTAATAAATCTTAAAATTACCTTTAGGTAAATTGCCAAATACACCATCGCTAAAAATTAAATTTATTCTATCATCTACTCTAGTTGTTACACTATAGACATTACGTATTTTTTTACTTAAACTATTATAGATAATGTTGTTACCTTCAACAGCATCTAGCTTGGTCCAAAATTCGTTTTCATTTCCATTAGCGTCTAGTTTGTATAACCAAACATCGCTATTGTTTATGTTTGTTGAGTCAATTGCAATTGTTTGATTTGAAGTTGGTTGTGATATACTAAAATCACCAGTGTTTAAAACACCTTGTCTAAAGTGTGCAAAAAATCCACTATTTGAACTACCAGCACCTTGGCCGTCATCTCTATATAGGAATGCAAAGTTGTTACCCGGAATTGGTGGTTCTTCTTGTATATCGCCATCATTAATATCAGTACTTACAACTTGAAACGGAGTAGACTTTGCTTCAATAGCTTTATTAAAACTATATACCGGAACATTAGTGTTTATACCGTTTACTCTATATTGCTCTGTAGAAATTCCGTTTACATCTTCTTTTTTATTAGGTCTTCCAAATACTCCGTTTACTGGTAAAGACGTATTCATTATTTTAATAAATTGTTCATACCAGTTTGCGTTTGTGCTGTCATTCCATTCAATAGTTTGCCCAGCAAGGTTAACTCCATTACTATCTAATACATCTTCTGTTGTTTTAATAGCAGAAAACTTTAACAACCCGTTGGCTGCTTGATTACGTTTTGGATTATACGATAACAAACGTGCAAGACGTAAGATGCTTTCTCTACGCTCTGCTAATTCAAGATAGTTTTCACGTGCATTTAGATCAATACGGAATGCAAGATTTTGACCTAAGAACGCAATGAGGTCAATTAATGCAAGATATTCTGAACTTTCAATGTAGTCGTTAAAGTCTTCAGGATAATTTCTCCTGAGATAATTAATCATTGTTCTGCGTAGATTGTCAAAGTCGTAGCTTTGGAAATCTGCATTACGGAAAGTTTGGTATACACGTTTCCAATCTTCCGCAACTAGTAATCTATTCTGTCTATCTGTTGCTGACATTTGCGTTCCTCTGTTATACTGTATTTATTTGATTTGTAAACTACGTATTTTATTTCTTAGCTCAATAACCCGTTAGATTGATCAAACTGTAATCGCATAGTTTCTGCAATACTGTAGTTCAAATAAATCAATACACATTCAATTTGTATTCCACTTTCGTACTCTGATACAATAACTTGATCTACGTTAACTCTAGGATCATAGTTAATAATATCTTCTATATTTTTTGTAATAGCAGCTTTTAAGGAATCAGTTAGTGGATCAAAAATTACGTCCCATATAATTGTGCCAAATTCAGGATTTTCTAATTTTTCACCTTGCCGTATATGAAAGTGATTAATAATATCCTGTTTTATAACTGCAAGATCATATAATCTAAATCCATCATTTTCTGGGTTAACTGTAGATATACTTCTATATGCAGCATTACTTGCCGGTGTTTCTTCTGACTGTGCTGTTTTTACATTTACACGCTTATATAAATTTTTCTCTAATGTACTCATAATTTTTCCTTACTGCGGACCTGAATTTCTTGTTGGCGGTGCGCCGGCTTGATCGTTAGGTGCTGGACGTAATGCTCTGATAGCAGCAATAACTGTATTTGTTGCAACAAGAGACTTGTTTAGTCCGTCGCCTGCATAGTAACTTTCTTCTGCATTGACCATACGGAACTTGCCCTGTGTTCTACTACACACTGGCATCGATGCCCATTCTTGTGCTATATTAATTGCAAATCTAGCTTCCGTAATCGAACCAGCAATATATTGGGCAATTCTTCTGCGTCTTAATAGAGCATTAGCTAATCTATCTTGTACTTCCGCATTATACACTTCATCTACACTTGCAGCACCTTCTGCTACTAGACTACGTAATGTACTTCTAATGATTTGATACTTACCTGCTGCACTACTTGCGCTACCTAGTACATCTGTGCTATGATCTCCCCATTGTAGAACTTCTGTAATAGTACATGCAGATAAGTCTTTTCCTAAATATTCTTTTGTAGTAATCCTGCTATTACTAAACACAGTATCATAATTTGCTCCAGATTCAGCTTGTGCAATTATATTCAATAAATCTCCGCCTGGTCCAACACTACTATAATCAGGTGTTACTGTAACCGGCGCTGTTCCGTTTACACTTGGTGCTGCACCAAATCCGCCTGCTTCTCGAGTTCCTCCTGCCCCACTCTTTTGGAAAGTGTCAGGAGTTCTAATATTGATAGTATCAATAAACGGTGAAGTATTTTGTTGATCGGTTTCCGCTTTCTTGAATTTTAACGGATCTAAATTTTCATGTTGGCTCCAAGGTTCATGACTTGGCATTCTTCTTACTATAGTGTTTACATCATCTGGCGTAAACACTCCAGGATTAGTAACCGGCAATCCATGAGTTTTAAGTAGTGCTACTTCTGTTGCGTCTGCAGGATCATTTGCACTACCTGCTGCGGCTGACTGACCACTATTCCAATATATTGTAGTAGCATCTCCTGCTAATTGTGTGTCGGCTTGTAAGTCTATGTTTGTGCCAGCTCCTAAGCTAACTTTTGCGCTTGCTTTTGCATTAATATTTCCGCTTGTTGCTTCTGCATTAATGCCTCCGCTTGCTTTTAAATCTACTGTGCCTCCTGTAGCATGTAGTTTAAACGATGCATCAGTAGTAGTGTTAATTTCTCCTATTACATGAGAGTTGTGTGTTCCTTTAGTATAATCATCTCTATTAGATTCAACGTGAATTTTCATGTTTTCGTCAGCACGAAGATTCATATCGTTCTTGCTTTCTATTTGTACATTGCCGCTTGTTCCGCCTGTAGATAGACCATCTGAAAATCTTGCACTAGCTCGTATATTAACATTTCTTCCGCCTTCGATATTTACATCGCGATCGGCTGTAAAGTTTAGATCATTGTCGCTGTGAATGCTTACACTATCATTAGCATATACATCAATTTTACCATCGCTTGATAATTCTATCCACGCTGTTCCTCGTGAATTACCAATGTAAATGAAATCTTCTGTATTGTGCATTAGTATTTGATGACCGCTACGTGTTCTAAGTCTTGTTAGTTCATTTTGAGGAAGTGTAGGATCGCCGCCTGTTTCGCCGCCTTCTACATTTACATACGAAGGTGGACCTTGTTCAGCTGTTGTTTTTCTTAAAAGTTTATCGTCGCCATCGTCCATAACTATCGATGCACCACCTAAGCGGTTTACAAATCTATTTGATCTTGCATCTAGTTGGCCTGATTGCCCTTTTGGTGCGCCGTTACGTTTATCAATCGGTCCAGGCGTACTCCATCCATATACACTACTAGGTAAATCTCTTCTAGCACTAGTAGTTGTTAATCCTCTTGCTTCGTCTTGAATAAGTCCTTGTATTTCTAAAACTTGAGTAAAATCTTTATTGTAAGGTTTTTTGAATTTAGTAGGATCTGCACGAGTTCCGGTTTCAATTTTTTTATTGTATTCACCTACGGGTAATTTAGATCCTTTTAAATTACTTGGAGTTGCATCTGTTGTTATTTCAGTACTTGCACGGCCATCAGGAACCATAAAATTCATATATGCATCTTGTATACAGCCAATCCAATAACAACGAGAAATATCACCGTTTACAAATAAAACTAATACTCGTGTTCCCGGGTCCGGTGGCACTGCCCAAAAACCATAACTTTTTTGTGTTGAACTATATCCGTCATTACCCTGTGTATGCTGAAATCCTGTAGTTCCGTAAAACGGTGATAGATATCTTGCTTCAATACTATTACCTATTTTTTCTGGTATACTACCGGCATCGCTTCTTCTTAGAATATCAACTAATAATCCGCCTTGATAATTAGGATCAAGTGTACTAACTACAATTGCTTCAAACGGACCGTTTCCGTGGGTAGCAATTTCATTTGCAAGTACGTTTTGATTTGTCCTTTTACTTACTGCCATTATTGTGGTCCTGTACTATCGTAATCACTTGCTGGAGGTGCGCTTGATTCTTGTTGTGTATTAGTTTGTGTATTAGTTTGTGTATTAGTTTGCATATTTGCTATTAAAGAACGTATTTTATCTCCAGTTCTAAAATCGTATCTGTTGTCTTGTGGAACTAACGGTAAGTAGGGTCTTAAATCATTACCTGATACCTGATTAGTATTACTTACATTATTTGCTACCGGTGCTGCTGGGTTAGTGGTTACTGGAGCAGTTCCGCTTGTTCTTTGTGCTCTAGCATCATCTGTGCTATCTACTGTATTAGCAGGAGGTGGAGTATTTGTTTGACCTTTACCTCTTGGATCATTAGCATCCGGATTATCAGGCGGAGCTGTTGACTCAGCATTTGTTCTTTGTGCTCTAGCCTCATCTGTAGTATCTACGTTTACATTAGAAGGTTGAAATCTAGGTATTGTACCGTCTTTAGGATAATCAAAAGTTCCTTGTTCATTAGGACCAGCACTAAAATGCATAGCATCAGTTGAACTAGCCCAGTTTCCTCCCCATCCAAGACCGTGTTTTGCTGCTAGTGCTACCATAGCTGATCCTGTTCCGTCTAATGGCATATCTGTCCAATCGTCTGTAACTCGCCCTTCTTTACGTACTTTCTTAAAAGGATTTTCTGCAGGATTAATGTCAATTGCTAGTCCTGCATTATGCCAACTATAAGTAGTTCTACTGTATGTGCCGTCACCGTTATTAATTCCAGCTACGGCCGGGTTTCTATAGCCGCCCATAGATCTAATGTCATACCCGTATTCACTTTCAAGTTCGTCTACTAATGCTTGGAAATTTGGAGCCATAACTTTTGCAACTAAGGCACGTTGTCCTGAAGCACTTCGAATTTCAGTTAGATCAGTCGTGTCTCCTGCTCCACTTGGATTAGTTGGTGTTGGTGTGCCAGCTGATCCGCCGTTAGATGAATCTTGGCCAACTGTTTCTGGACGAGGTTGTTCATTACCACTATTTAGAGATTGTGCATTTTGGTCTTCGCCTACTGCATCTGCTCCACTTGAAGGTATAATATTTGAATAGTCTTCTTGATTTTTTCGTCTAATCAAACTTAGTGTTTGTACAAACATATTTTCACGTACAGATGAAACAACTTTTAATACTTTATACACACCACTAAATTGTCCAACTGATTGTGTAGCTAACTCTCCTCCTGGAAAGATTGCATACCCATCTGGTCCATAATCTATAGGTGTTTTAAAATTTATTAAAATATCTACTTCTGATCTTTGATAATCTAAAGAACCGTCAACTGTTAAACTAGTAGTCTGCCCACTGTTTGCTGCATTATAATTTCCTAATCCACTTGACGGAAGATAATAAGGATCGCCCCATATTTCTAATTCAGCAACTATTAAATCAACATCACTATCTAACAATGCACGTTGGAATTGTTTAGCTAGTGCTGCTCCTCTATCTAAATTATAACTACCGCCGACATATGTTAATGCTGTATTTTGAGGTTGGACTACTGTTTCTGGTACTCCGTTGCCTCCTAATTTTATATTGTATGCCGGTATTCCATTTGCTGCAACAATATTTTCTGTATTTCTTGTTTGTTCACCTGCACTAAGTTCACCAAAGTCACCTTGTATTGCTTCAAAGAACGCAGCATTAAATTTTATATCAAATCCTAAAACATCTTCATTTGCGCCACTGTATATATAATTGTATTCTTTAACAATTTGTTTTTTGCGCTCTTCTGCTGAGTGCGAAGTATTTGGAGCAGGAAATACACTTGAATGTACTTCATAAGGAACAATATTAAATACAAAAATTCTAGCTGGTTTTCCTGTTTCTTGTTCAATTTGTTTATCAGGAATAATAAAACATTGTGGTTCAATTTTATACCAACGGATCATTCCTTCTCTATCAGCATATTCTATTGCTTCTCGACCGAAAGAACTAATAGTAACTAGTTCTTCAATTATAGTTTGTATTGATGCTCCAGTATCAAACGTAAATGCAGGTGCGCCTCCTACATTTGATATTTCAACGCCGGCCCTATTATATACTCCAGCTTCGCTATCGTAAGTATAACGATCTAAACCAAATGGCGAATTTTGTTGAGTATTAGGGAATTTTAATAATGATGCACCTATCGAGCTTACATCGCTTACTGCTGTTGATTTTAAATTCTCAAATAGTGCGCTTCCGCTTGTGCCAGTGCCAACCGAATTAAAGAATCCAGTTAACTGACCGTCAACTACTTCTTGTAATTCTGCACCTAATCTAGTTCTAGCTTCTTCTAATTCAGACGTAGTTGCTTGATTAACTGCTGAACTTCCAATATTAGAACTTTGTAATCCATTCTGACTAGTACGCTTTGTTGGAAATCTAATCATATAATAATCAGTTGCTGATATATTTTTTGCAGAAGCTACTTTTTCTAACGCAGAATTTATAATAGTTGTTAAACTTTGTTCACCTAAAGATAATGCTTCTAATAGTGTTGTACCGACTATTTGTGCAGGTGCCGGTAATGTTTGTATCTCGTCCATTAACGCTACTTCATTCCACGGAACTGCATGTACCTCATAAACGCTGCCTGCTCTCTCTACATCAAAAGTTATTGACACTAAACTCATTGGTATTTTTCTATTTGCTTTTTCGACTAATTCTGCGTTGCCTTCGTCGTCCCAACCAATAAAGTCTATTTCAAGCATAAACGGCGCTTTTAGATAATTTGCAAATCCCGATTCTAATGCTGCTGCCTGTAGAGACTGTAGGAATAATCCCATTGAATAAGGTTCGTGTACTTTAAAACTGAAAGGCATTGCTTGAGCCATACCTGAAGTTTTATTAGGAGCAATAAGTGCTTCAAGTTCAAAGTCATCAATAAAATATTCTAAGTTACCCGGTAAACCATTGCTTTGTCCTAATGCATCGTAAATAGTCATTACACGTTTGTTGTCAATGCCGCCACCGCCGCTTCTTAGTATGCTTACATCAGCACCCCTAACTAGATATGTAGTATCTGGAAAATTAATACTATTTGCACTTATAGCACCAAACTGAAATATAGTATTAAAACTTGCATACTTCCTTAGTTGGTTCGGCAAAAATTCGTCTTTGGAAATACCAGCAGGTTTTTGTTCTGATTTAGAAGTTGATCCAACTTCGGACCCAGGAGTTTTATTTACATATGGTATATCTAAATTAATTCCAGCTGCTGAAGCAGCAGCGCCTAAGGATCCTTGAGCCAGTGCATTTTCAATGCCGACACCCAAATCAATAGCCTGATTTAATTGCCCTGTTAGAGATGCAATACCTTTATCAAGACTGTCTACTCTGTCTAGTAAACTTGCACCAAACCCTTGTGCAAAGGAATTTAGACCCGACGGAAATATTGAAGCTAAAGCTGGATCTATATTTGTTAAATTCTTTAGACTAGGAATGTCAATATCCCCTGCAATACCGTTTGCAATATTACGCACTTGATTACTAGCATCTTTGATACCATTATCCATACCAATTTTAAGTTGTGCAAGAGATCCTGACGAAAGTAAGTTTGTAGCAGTGTCAGTAACTCCGTTAGCTTTTGCTAATAAATCCGTTTTTGCTTCTTGTATTATTTTAGGGTTTATCATTTATATTCCTAATGAGTTCTTTAATAAAGACTTTTTCGGTACATATATTGTTGTTCCTGCTATCATATCGTAAATAGGATCTTTTATAACATCCATATTTCTTTGGGCAAACACCCACCATAACTTTACAGTACCATACAAATCATATGCAAGTAGGTCTGGCCTGTGTGTATACTGAGGTTCTATAGTATATTGTGAATCGTCTGCCCTTGCAGGGATTGGACGAATTCTAAGAATATCTAATGCACCTAACTGAGTGTATCCTGTTGTACTCCACGGACTAGTTTTTGGGTATTCCATTATATAAATCCTCTTCCATCTAGTACATAATTTCCGCTAACAAATCCATTTAAATCAAATTGACTAACTTGTCTTCTACTGTAAGTTGGCTTACAAGTTACAGTTATTTGACTCATAGTAGGTACCCATGTTGTTCCGCTACTATTGTATGTAGTTGGGATACCCATGTCATTCATTCCTTCACTCTTTGCATTTAATGAAACAGCAATGTAATCTACTTCTACCGGTAAATCGACTGTAAAGTTAGATATTACAACTGGAATGTTTTTAAAGATATAATCTCCATATCCGTTTAATCTAACTACAGGAGGCGGTGCGCCGTCAGTACCGTAATTCATTTTAGTAACACTTCTTAGATAATGCATGCATGCAACCCAGTAGCGTCCATCTATATCATTTTCAACTGGAAATTCACCAGTTATTGTCATATCATCGGTGCTACTATTTTCGTATACTTGGAAAGGATAGTTTGTATGCACTGGTTGTAAACTATTATAATTTGCACTGTGTGAAATAATTACACTAGGAGTAAGTGGAAATGTCATGCTGTTTTGTGTATTTCCAAGTGGTGCTAATAAATCGCTGCCGCTCATTGTCGAAGGAACACTTAACCTAACTCGCCAGTCTGCTTCTGTACTGCTACTAAACTCTGCAGATGCAGCTCGTTTTTCTGGACTGTCTTCGCTTGGTAAATTTTGACCTCTAAGTTTTTTTGCAAAATTAAATGGTTCAAATACTGCACCTACTGAATCAGTTATATCGTTTACAAAATTTGTTACTAAACTAGATCCAAAGTTGCCAGCTGATCCTAAGAATTTTTGTACTGTAGATTCTGCTTCATCCTTCAACGCACCTTCAGCTTTTGAAACAGCTTGGTCTAGTAAATTTTTTGGATTAAATGCCATATTAGTTATCTCCTATACACTATTTAGTTGACAAAATTAAGTACGTGTATTATAATAAATATAACAATAGGAGACTACCTTGAGAAAAAGAAATTATCTAAACAACAAAGATATTTTATTAGAAATACACAGATCTAAGAATACTTTTAATAGCTATCTAGACAAAGACTTCAACCAGTTTGACATTATTTTACCTAGTGTTGATAAAATTAATAGACTTACTGTTACTGAAGCAAAACGTAATAAAGCAAAGCGTTTAAGTACCGAAGCATACGAAACAAGACGTATGGCTGGCGAGAAAGTTAAACAAGCACAGTGTGAAGTTCCTTATACAGATATTACAAAAGAAGAACTAATCTTTCGTGTTATGACATTTGATCATATACCTGAAGAGCCTGGACGTAAAAAGAATCCAAAAACAGTTGCAGATACAAAGACTAAACTTAATTTTCCACCATTTCAGCATTACAAATATAATGACGAAGGTGAATTAGAGCTAGTAGGCAAAAGTCATTGGGTTGGTGGCATGGAAAATGGACACTTTAGTAAAGGTCACGGATGTGCTACAAATAAACTAGCAATGATGTGGATGAAACTAGTCGATCGGTATGCTACAAGAGGCAATGTACGTGGATACACTTACAATGACGAAATGAAAGGTCAAGCAATCTTGCAGTTATCACAGATTGGTTTACAATTTGACGAATCTAAGTCGAATAACCCATTTGCGTATTACACAGCAGCAGTTACTAACAG